TGGTCCGCATATCGAAATCGTGGCCAATGGCGGCAATCGTGCCCGACTCGAAGGGTATTGGTGGGGTAGTCGTTGCACGTTGACCGGGGATTATTTCGACGTGTTTCTCGACTGGTTCATCGACAGGGAAATATCGACGTAGCAGAGTATTCGTAAAGCTTTCGTTTGAGGCTTGACAGTAGGTGGTGTGGTCTGTATCATGAAATGGCACATTACGGAAAGGTTTTGAGTCTTGAAACACACAGAGGTCATCGAGATTAACTTTATGTTCGCTACGGCCCAGCAGTTACGGGATGCTGAGCGGAAACAACAAAGGCTTGAGGATGCGGGGTATTCGTTGGTTGGGCATTCCGCTAATCGTATGATCTACAGAAAGGTTTGAGACAATGAGTGAACACAACAAAGGTTTGGAACAGTGTCCAGGTTGTGAAACATCCCCGGCTTATGTTCGTAAGCTTGACGACCCTTGGGACATTCACTATGTGTGCCCATCTTGTAGTTACTGCTACTCGCATGGGCACTAACAAAGGTTTGAAACCGGGTAGGGCTAGCCCGGAGCAGTTGAAAGCAAGGCTTGAACGCCGGCGTTCCAATGCTGCCGGGCCTCACCTTAACAAAGGTTTGAGAGACAGCGCAGACTGGCGCAAAGATGTTGACGATGAATTGGATGAAAGGTTTGATGATGGTTAAGGTTGTTCACAATCGTGTGCTAGGTGGATGGTATGTGGTCAATGGTCCGCACCACACACCTATCTCTGGGAGGTTTGATAGCCGCGCTGATGCTAAGGCTTGGCTTGACATTAGAAAGTCGCGCTAGTGTTGGTTGTGGAATGGTGCAGCAGCGCCGGCCACCAGGGGCACCGATGGTTTCACCTGTCGAATAAAGCTTTGGCAGAGTCGCATGTTAAGCATCTGCAATCGTTGTATCCGTTGTTCGCTGTAACTTTGAGAAAGGTTTGAGGCATGAAAGACCTAGCATACAAAATCATAGGTTTGGATACCTTGTGGGATGAAGCTATCGAGTCCGACGACATGGATAAAGCTATGGATCTTGAGTTGGAGGTAGCTTTGAACGCCGGCACGCTGGCACGGTTGGTGGCAGCTATCCCAGACGATGGTCCGTTGGCACCGTATTCGCGCCGCGCAGAGATTGTTGCGTTCGCGGCCAGGCGTGAGATTTGTGTGGAACATGCGTTGGTTGAGTTGGTTAATGCGGCGTTGTCGCATGGTCTCGATCAGGAGGTTTGATAGGTATGGATGTTTACGTCATGGATGTTGAGGTAGACGCCGGCGCAGGCGACTACGTGGGAGCATTGCAGGTGTATTCAAGTCTTGAAGGTGCGCTGCATGGTCTTGATGACTGGTTGATGGACATGATGATCTTTGTGCAGGAAGCGCATTACGACGAGTCGGAGTTACGGGATGCCGCCGGCGAGGTTTCGTTTGTCGGTAATGATTTGCTGGTTTCTAATGGGCCGTGGCATGGGGCTGACTTGACATGGGGTATTAACAGGCATCAGGTACGAGGTACGGGAGCTTTGGAGGTTTGAGGATGTTTGACCCCGACGACTGGGATCTCATCAAACTGTCCTGGTCACTGATCGACTTCGATCCTTACGAGCCCGAATGGGAAGGTTTGGTATGACAGCAGCGGAAATCCTTCACGCTATCCAATCAGCAATCCAAGGAGGTTTGGCCGCTACCCGCGACAACCAAGACCCTTTCGCTAGAGGCATGGCCGCAGCATACGAAATCATGCAAGACACAACCGCCAGGTACCAGAAAATCGTGAACAAATGACCCGGTACAGGATCGGGGACACAGTAGTGGACCCCACCTACCTACCCCACCACCACATCAAAGGTTTGGTCACAGCTATCGCACACGGCATGATACGTGTGCATTGGCATCTGTCGGACGAATACGAATGGGTGCCGGCCACAGACATAACCAAGGTATGAAACTTGACATAAGTAACCATAACTCTTATCATGGAAGCTTACACATCCACAATTCGGGGGAAACGGACAAGCATCCATGAACGAGAAACCACCAGAACTATCGCTCGCAGTAATAGAAGCTTTGAAAGCCCAAGGGTACACACAGTCAGACATAGCCCGCATGTTCGGCATCACCAGGCAGGCGGTGTCGTGGCACAAACGCACCTACAACGGTTCGCTCACAGTGCGGGAAGAAGCCATGAAGCACTACCCGTGGAAAGTCAAAGGTGAGCAGTGTTACACGTCCCCGTACCGGTTGTCCCGTGACCATCTCGAATACATGGCAACCGCCGGCAAAGGTATGAGCGCCCGCAAACTTGCGGCGCTGCGAACCTTCTACACCAAAATCCAGCAAGGTTTCGTGCTGGAACACGACCCTAACCTGCCCCCAGAACCGGGGTTTTGCAACAAAGGAGGTTTCGCTTGGAGGAAACACAGAAGCTCGGACGGGGATCTCATCATCAGGGTCAACGAGCACACACAGTTGACCGACCAGGGCCGCAGGCTGTGGAAGCTGCCGCCCCGGCTGCCCTGACTTGTTTGTCAGAGCAACATGTTTCACTCTCTCCCCCTGCACAGAGCGGAGAAGTGGAAGAACACATGAAACTGGAAGAAGGTTTGAGCTATGCCAACCCGCATTGGATCTTCGCCGGCGAACGAAACCACGGCGAAGGTTTCGTGTACCGGAGTGTCCTCGTCGCGGACGACGACCCCGAATACCTGGCCGTGAAACAAAGGTTTGAAGGGTTCACTGTGACACACACAGAAGTCATCGAGGATGAGCAGATGATGTTCGGTCACGGCGAACTGACGTTATACGGGAAGGTTTGATATGCACAGGTCGGTGTCCCAACTGAAACTGTATGAGCGTTGCCCTCACGCCTTCTATCTGTCCAGGGTGGTGAAGGTTTGGTCAAGGCCGGCTGCTTGGTTAGCCCAAGGATCGGCGGTCCATGAGGCTGCTGAAGCCTACGAGCGATCCGGGCGAACCATGACCCTCGAAACGATGCAGGATGTGTTCAGGGAGTCCTACAGCCGCCACATCGAGGAGGCTTGCGAGGTCACACCGAACTTTGAGTTTTGGTTCAAGTCGGGCCCTTACGGTGGTGAACTTGACATTGAGAGACGTTACTCGATTGGTTTGGATCAGTGTGAGAAATACATTCGCTGGTATGAGAATCATCCGAAGGAAGTGATTTGGGTTGCCCCTGACGGCACACCAGGCATCGAACTAGGCTTCGACATAGACCTCGACGGTGTTCAGGTTCGGGGGTTCATTGATGCGGTGATCGACACTCCGGAAGGTTTGATCGTCAGGGACAACAAGACCGGCAACAACCCAGGAGATAGTTTTCAGTTAGGGGTTTACGCGGTTGCCCTTGCTCTGATGTTTGACATTAGGAAGCCTGCACTTGCCGATTTCTGGATGGGTAAGTCCGGCAAACCTACGTTGCCGTTGGATATAACCGAGTGGACTGTCGAGCGGGTGACAGATGATTTCAAAGAGTTGGAGCGAAACATAGTCGCGGAAAACTTCGAGGCAAAACCGGAAGGAAGCAAGTGTATGTTTTGTTCTGTTAGTTGGGCGTGTGAGTATAGGGCATGAAGCGATTTTGGGACAAAGTGAACAAAACCGACAACTGCTGGCTTTGGACGGCAGGAACGGATAACAAATACAAATACGGAAGATTTTGGCTGAATGAAAGGATGATGCTCGCGCACCGAGTTTCGTATGAATTAACTGTCGGCCCGATACCGGACGGTTTAGTTCTGGACCACAGGTGTTTTAATCCATCGTGCGTTAATCCGAAACACCTTGAACCTGTTTCGGTAAAGAAAAACATCGAAAGACGAAGTGGGCTAAACAAAAACAATACCTCTGGTGCAAGGGGGGTTCACTGGGATAAATCAACTAATTCGTGGGCCGTGGAAGTCTGGCATAATCGAAAGAAGTTCTGTGCTGGGCGATACTCTACGGTTGACGAAGCTCATCGAGTTGCTGAAGCGGTACGTGAAACGCTTTACAATACTTGACATTAGGAGAACAGTGTTCACCCTCAACCAATCACTACACGTCAAAGGGCACTCCGGTGACCCCCTACCCGCAGTGTGGAAAAGCCTCGAACAGAAAGGAACAAACTTCCTACGCGGGCAACTAGCGTTGATTTGCGCCGGCCCCGGCGTCGGCAAATCCGCGCTGATCCTCACCTACGCACTCAAAGCCAAAATACCCACCCTGTATTTGTCAGCGGACTCCGACGCTTTCACCCAACTATCCAGAACCCTGTCCATCCTCACCGG